CAAATACGAAAGGACGCAAAAAAACCTGTTGAGTCAACTAAGACTGAAGTAAAGAATTTTGATGAAGAGATAAAGGCTCAACGCGATGCGGAAGAACGGCGCATTTCATTTATGGCTGATGGTGTAGATAAGGAGATTGCACTTGCTGACCTTAAAGCAAAAAGGTTAAGAGATGCGGCACAAGGTAATGCGGATGAACTTAAAGCGATTGCGGCACAGAATGCAGCAGACGTTGCGGCTATACAAGAAGAGGCAGCACAAAAAGAAGTGGCTATACGTCAAGCAAGTTTTAAAAAAGGACTTGACATTGCTCAAAGTGCTATTAGCGTATTACAAGCATTTAGTGATGCGTCAACAAAGAATAGTGAACGCGATGCAAAAAAGAAATTTCGCACAGACAAAGCATTAGCCATTGGTGCTGCAACTGTTCAAACTGCATCTGCTGTTACAGGTGCATTGACGGCAGGTGGTAACCCAATTAAACTTGCTACTGGTCAACAGTTCTTTGAAGCTTCTATTGCAGCTGCATTAGGTCTTGCCCAAATTGTCAAGATTAAAAACTCGCAGTTTGGTAGCACGGGAGGTAATGACAGTCCACCACCTACACCGCCCCCATCGGTAGGCGGCGGCGGTAACGAATCACAACCTGCCCAGTTCAATCCACTTGCTGCGCAGTTCATACAAAATCAACCTGAACAAATAACGCCGCGTGCATTTGTCCTTGCGGGAGATGTATCATCACAGCAGGAGGTGCGCGAAAAGGTACAAGACTTGGCACGACTTGGATAATAAAAACTAACTTTGTAAAATGGAAAAAAGAAAAGTAGTAAAATGCGTAATCGATGAAGAAGGTCGTTTAGGCATAACAGCGATGGGCTTAGTTGATAGCCCCGCAATAGAAGAAAACTGGATAGCACTTTCTAAGATGCAACTCAGCGCATTGAATGAGGAACGCCGCATGCTATACGGTGCTGCGCTCATACCGGATAAGGAGATATTGCGCTATGATGAAAAGGGTGAGCCATACTACGTGTACTTTGAAAAGGCCACAGTAAGTGCTATCGCGCATCAGTTCTTTAAAAAGAATCTGCAACACACCACCAACTTGCAACATGAGATACCAGTCACGGGCGTGACCGTTGTTGAGTCATGGATTAAAGAAGGCAAGATGGATAAGTCTATGCAGCTAGGACTGTCTGAACTTCCCGACGGCACATGGTTCATCGGTACGCATGTGGATGATGACGGCGTGTGGCAGGATGTAAAAGAGGGCAAGGTAAAAGGTTACAGCATTGAAGGATTCTTTAACGAGGTTGGTGTGGCAATGAGTGGCGTAAAGAACCATGAGGCTGAACTTGTGCTGGAGTTAGATCAACTGCTTAGCAATGTAAATCCATCCAAATGAAAATAAACGCGGTTAAGTTCAAGGACAAAAAGTCCTTTGACAAAAACAAATCAAAGAAAAATGTCAAGGCATCGTTTGATGCTTTTGGCATTGTAGTCTTTGAAGATGAAAAGCCCATTGCACCTGATGCAACTAAGGTGTCACAGGTCAACGAAGTGGACGGGTCACTAGACCAAATCGCTTCAGGTCTTGCTATCTGCATCTGCAATGATTTAAAACAAGCTGTTGAGTTCTTGACTCTTAAGCAAGTCAACATCGTAGAAACGTTTGAATCAACCAACACGCTGTTTGTTGAGGTTCCTGCATTCAGCGTATTTGATGAGTTCTACGAATCACTCATGCGCACAAAGTTGTTCATCAGTGTTGAGCCTGACTACATTCAGCCATTCGAGGCTAATGCAGAAATGACCATAGCACAGCAGTGGCATTTGAATTTATTCAAGGCACAAGATGTTTGGTCACTATTGCCGGGTGATGCATACGGTGAAGTTGCGGTGCTTGACATTGCGTGTGATGTAGATCATGAAGATTTGCAGGGCACTATTAGCGACAAGTCATGGAACTGCGTGTATGATACGGCCGATGTACGTCCGATTAGTGAGAATGAAAAGCATGGTACACCATGTAGCGGAATCATTTGCGCAAAGACTGGCAATGACACGGGCGTAAGTTCAATCGGTAACAACAAACTAAAAGTGCAATTCCTGCATATCGGTATGAACTCAAACAGCGGCGGCGGTTTCTTTACATCGGACACAATCGTGACGCGTGCTGTGAACAAAGCAATAGCTAATCCTGCATGCAGTGCAATTAGCATGAGCTGGGGCGGTGGTAACACATACCCAATGTTTGCTAATGCGTTGACACTTGCGAAGAACACAGGCCGTAACGGAAAAGGGATTTGTGTATTTGCATCGAGTGGTAATAATTATTCGTCAAGCGTAAATATTAATCCTGCATCGCTTTCTATGGTGCATGCCGTTGGCGCATCGGCACAAAACAACACACGCGCTGGATTTTCAAACTATGGAACAAAACTTTTTGCAGCGGCTCCGGGTGTATCTCTACCAACTACTGACCGTAGCGGAGCGTCAGGGTACAACACTACGTCGAATTATACTAACTTCAGTGGAACATCTGCCGCCTGTCCTGCTATGGCTGGCTGTGCTGCTGCTATTGTACTTGCTAATCCTGCACTAACCGAAAAGCAGGTAACGGACATCATCGCATCTACTGCGATTAAGAGTGGCGGTTATGTTTATGATGCATCGGGCAGGTCGCTAGAACTTGGCTACGGCGTTGTTGATTTGTACGCGGCTGTTGTCGCTGCAAAAGGTAGCACGGGTGAACCAACTCCACCACCTGCTGAAACAGTTAACCTGTTTGGCACTATTGCATCACCTGCGTCAACGCTTCAAGGCTCGCAAGTAACACTAACTTACACCGTGCAGCTTGACAAAGTGCGCACAGTAGACACAACGACCAACATTGCTGCCGAGTTCGTCCGTCCTGATGGATCTAAGTCAACTTTCTACACGGGCAATGTGACTATTGCGAAGGGCCAAACCACATTCACAAGCTCATTAGTTTACAACATACCCAATAACGTGACGGGCGTGGGTAAATTCAATCTATACATTGATGTGCAAGGTGCAATAGAAGAAAGCAACGAAAGCGATAACAGCGCAACCACTGCAATCAATATCACCGCACCAATTCCAGTTGGCAATTTGGACTTAGAATGCATCTGCACAGGTTACACTTGGCTTGCGCCTGACCGTGTGCGCATGGGTATTCGCGTAACAAATCGTGGTGCTGCTGTCGTGACTAGCTATAAACTTAAGTGGGAATTCGCAGGACGCACTGGCACATGGGATATTGCACGCACATTGAACACTGGACAAAGTGCATCGACTGGAAATGTGATGTACCCATCTGCAACCACTACATGGCCGCAAACATTCAAAGTTTCAGTGGTAAGTGTGAACGGACAGCCGGATAATAATCCTGCAAATGACGTTGGCACTTGCGTAGTAAACGCTATGTGATTATATTCGCAACCTCTCGAAAGAGTTTTGGTTTACCAGTTAAAAGTATTTAGGGTTTAAGCAATAAAAAGGGAAGCTAACGAGCCTCCCTTTTTTGTTGTGTTTACCCAAAGACACAAAGCCGTACGTATTCGGCAATGGTTGTCCCTGTCTGCTTAGCTGCTTTTGTGACTGCCTTCATTTCTTTCTCAGTCAATCGTGCGCTCACTCTTTGTGTGCGTGGTTGTGGTTCTTGTGCTTTCATTGGTTTGAATTTATACGGCTAATGTAGCCACAATTCCCCATGCAACAAAATGGCTGTTTTGCTACAATACCAAAATACCAAAAAATGTCAGATATCAAAAACCAAATCAAAGCTGTATTTGCAAAATACAACATTGAACCTTCTGCACTAGGTATCAAGTTTGAAGATGAATCAACTGAAGCAGCAGCAGAGCCTGCAACTGAAGTAAAGTTTGCCGTAGAAGGTACACTTTCTGATGGAACAAAAATCTACTCAACCGCAAATGAGTGGGTAGCTGGAGTTGATATCTACACACAAGATGCCGAAGGCAATCCAGTACCTGTGCCCGCGGGCGAATACATCCTTGAGGACGGCGTGACTATGGTCAGCGTTACCGAAGATGGAATCGTTGCACAAATCGGCGAGATGGAAGTTGAAACCGAAATGAGCAGCGAAGACCTCGTTGCCGTAATCGGTCAACTGTCAGAGCGCATCGCAGTGCTTGAGACTGAAAAGACAGAACTCGCTGCGGCGGTTGAATCTGCAAAGAATGATGCACAAGCTGCAAAGACTGAACTCGCTTCAGTTAAGAAAGCCCCTGCCGTTCCTAGCGTCAAGTCACAAGAATTCAAAAAGTCGAATGCGGTTGTTGCTTCGAATGGTACATCATTCAGCGACTTCATGGAAAACATTCGCGCAAAACAAAGTAAATAATTCACCTCATAATTCTATTTAAAAATGCCAACAACAACTTCACTCACCACCACCTATGCAGGTGAATTAGCTGGTGAAATCGTAGCAAAGGCTTTGTTGTCAAACGTATCCGCTGGATATGTAACAATGAAACCTAACGTACCTTACAAATCAGTAGTACGTAAAATTGATGACACTGTAACATTTGCAGCAGGCACTTGTGATTTCACGCCAACCGGCACGATCACTTTGACCGAGCGCATCTTGACTCTTGAAGAGTTCCAAGTTCAACGTCAAATCTGTAAGAAGGATTTCTTCATTGACTGGACTACTGCCGATGTAATGTCAGGCCGTGTGAACACACAAATCCAAGACGCAATCATTGAGCGTTTGACAGGCGGTATCGCTGCTGAAAACGAATCAGTAATGTGGAATGGTGTGAACGCTACTGCTGGTCAGTATGATGGATTCTTGACCTTAATTAAGGCAGGTGGTTCAGGTGCTGTATCTGCGGGTTCAGGTGCTTTGGACGCTACCAACATCATCGCTACCATTTGGGACATCATCAACACTGCAAACTCTGCTGTGAAGGGTGCTGCTGAAAAGCCTGCATTGTACATGGGTCAGGCTGCGTGGGAAGCCTACATGCAAGCGCAAATCGCTGCTGGCAACGGATGGTACTTGACAGGTGGTCCTGAGGTTAACCGTCGTTTTGTAGGTATGTACGATATCTACGTTTGTCCGGGTATGGCTGCTAACAACATCGTGTTTGCACAGAAGTCAAACTTGATGCTTGGAACATGGCAGGAAAACCAAATGAACGAAGTGTTCATCTTGGACATGCAAAACCTTGACGGTTCACAGAATGTACGTTACGGCGCACGCTTCTACCTCGGAGCGCAGATTGCAGTTGGTGAAGACATCACCTACTGGGGAGCATAATCTTTAATAATAACGGGGGTGTAACAGCCCCCTTT